TGACACGTCATCATATGTATATACATTCGTTGCCGCACGCTTCCCGGAAGCAAACATCTCAACCTGCACTGAAACATTAAGTGCGGTCTCGCTTCCTTCCAGCTCCGCGCGGTACGTAGGAGCGCCCAATAAAAACATACGGGCGTATTTTGTTTTATCGTTGGCCACAGTCGAGGACACGTCATAAGCATAGTTGCCCTCGCCCATGACGGGCTCCATGGCCTCGCCCCACTTGGTGAAGATCTCCACAGCGGGGTTTTTGATCCTTTCCGGCATAGCTTACGCCCCCTGTCCTCCAAACACAGCCTGTGCGACTGCAGACACTCGTGATATCATTGCCACCTCCGCATGGTACATCGGTTTATACGCCCGGTTACCATACGTGTGTACATAGCCATACTGATTAGCTTCTGCGCTATCCGGATCGTAGTACCACCAGCCCTGCGGCTGATCCCAGTAGCCCAGCCCCGGATAAGTACCCATGCCCATGCCCTGGCCGTACTGGTGACCGGACGGCATGGCCTGCGGGAATTTTGACCCGTAGGTAATACCGGCTGAGAACTCGACGAACAGAATCCTGCTGCCGCTTACCTTCAGAACAGCCCCGGCAACGCCGCCCAGACTGTCGAGTATGGCCTCGGAAGAGAAAAGCGGATGCTCGACCATCTCCCGAGTAGCCTCCGCCAGCTTGGCGTTGGCCACGCCCAGACCTTCCCGGGCCAGTGCCAGCACGAATTCCTCCGCTTTGGCCTGCAGGCCGTTGGCGTAATCATTAAGCCGGGCAGTGGCCGCGCGAATAGCGGCGTTCGACAGGCCCATGTTTATGCTGACCGCCATAGCGCACCCCCTACAGCTTGGTGAGAGAGTACTGAGACACCCAGCCACGGCCTGTAGTGGATACCCGGTTGACGATATAGTCCGGCATGGTGACCGGTTCGTCATTCTCATCAAGTACCAGATAGCCGTCCGCATCCAGCTGGGGAACCACGTCAATAAAGACCTGGTCACCCTCTTCGACAGAAAGGCCGGACTCAAAGCAGGTTATGCGCCTGTCGTAATCCAGGACAAAACCCTCGCCTGCAGTGTACACACCTGCGGCGGCATTTCCGCCTGGCGGCGATACGGTAAACCAGTGTAATTCCGGTTTGGTATATTCGCGTACCACGTCAAGGCCGGAATTGCGTTCTGTGTATTTGCAGAACCATACCTTCTGCCGCTGGCTCACAAGTGATCTCATAATCAGCCCTCCTGACGCAGGATATAAACCGGTCAAGGCCCACCCGAATAAAGGCCGGTTCTCCCGCCGGGTGCGTGTGGGAGAGCCGTCACACGCCCCTGGCACACCTTACTCCTGCCTATCTACATTACACGCGCTATCGGCAGTACGCCGGAAAAGCACTTTTCCCGCTCGTCCCACGTCATCTGCACGCCGCCCTCTGTCCTGGCTGTCTGTCCTTCCACGCCTGCCTGATTGTAGTCATACAGTGCCAGACGGCGGATGTTGGACTTGTATCTCTGCAGATCAGCCGCTTTGACCGCATCCGTATAGGTATCCGGATACGCACGCCTGTCTGCGATTTCGTCAAGGGCGGCGGCAACTTTCTGATGCAGGAGCTCGCGATCTGCATCGGCAGGCACTACGCCCAGCTCTGCCGCCAGGCCTTCCTCGACCATCTCTATCAGATAATCATACATATATGCCTACCTCCGTTCTGCCTTTACTTTGCCTGCGGCTTCCTCCGGGCAGGTGCTTTCTTTACCGGCTGTTCTGTCTTATCAGCTTCGCCTTCGTCCTGCTGATCTGCTTCTGCAGATTCCACTGGCTCAGACTCTGCCGGCTTTTTGTTAGCCGGACGTTTCGCCGGGCGTTCTGCCGTCCATCCGGACCGCAGGAAGGCGTCAAGCTGCGCACCCTCCCGCACATCCACGGACGCGCCATCTTTGTAAACAACCATTACACGGCCCTCCAGTTTTGTATCAGTCTAAGCTACGATCACGGAGTCGGAGCCGCGCTGGACATGCAGATGCCGATCGCGTTCTTTTTGTTGTTGAGAACAAAAGCGTCCTGACGGATGCGGCCCTCTACGAGTGCGCCGTTGATTCCGGGCGGATCGATATGCACCTTGTACTCGGTCAGCTTAACCGGGGCTACGGTAGCAATGGCATTGGTGATGATAAAGTTGGTGCCGGTGGGCAGGTAGGTAGAAGGAACCTTGATAACGGGCATTCCGTCAACCTCGCCGACCTGACCGGTCAGGGCGATTCCGGTAGCCAGATCGCCGCGCTTTACAAAGCTCTCATCCAGCTTCAGGAGGTTGAAATAGGCCGGAGTAACGACCAGAACACGGCCGGCAGTCGGTGCGTAGTCTTCGTCAAGCATGGCCTGAACATCCAGAACATTGGAGTAGGCGTTGGACGCGGTAGCGGTTACGCCGTACTTCGCGTTGCCTGCGCCTGCCACCATCTTGGCAAAGCGGTAGGTATCAACATACGGGATAACGACCTGCTCCACCTCACGGGCAAGGGCAGGAGCCGCGGACATAACACTCAGGGTGTCCTGCTCGGATTTGCGGTCAATGGTAAAAGTGAAGGACTTGTCGTCTTCGACCTTCATAACCTGGATATTGTTCTGCAGCTCGGCAGGAGTGCCGTAGCGGGAATTTCCGGTCAGCGTGTAGTTGTTAAGGCCTACAGTCGGTACAGAGTATACGGTAACGGTCTCAACGCCCGTCCAGCTGTACTCAGCGTTGGTCAGTCCGTTGGTGAAGGACTGTTTTGCAAACATCTCATCCACTTTGGGTGAGAAGGTGCTAGCGTAGTTAATCGCCATATCTATCCCCTCTTTCCGGGCACTTATTTATGCCCCAGCATGGTGCCAGACCAGAAAGCCTCATCGAGAAGCTGTTCCTCCGTCTTTTCCTTCGGATCGCCGCCTGTCTGGATCTGCGGCCTCGAAGCCAGCCATTTGGCCTGCTCATCCCTGATCATGGCCTCCTGGTGCTTCCGGAAGTTCGCAACAACGCGGTCCTGGTCTTTCTCAACGTCGGCTACAGCGGTATCGGCCGCCAGCTCTTCTGACATGCCCAGACCCAGATAACGCGCTTTGGCTCTGTTGATCGCCACCTCACGCTCCAGAGACTTGACATACTCAGCGTGCTGTCTTGCCGCTTCCTCCGCATCTGCCTGTGCCTGCTCGTCCGCGGTCTGGCGTGCCCTCAGTTTACGCTTGAGGTCAGCCGCCTCTGACGTCGCGTTATCAAGCGATGCCTTGTATCTCTGCGCCTGCGCTCTTTCCCTTGCCAGCTCTGCCATCAGCTCCTCGACTGACGGGCCGTCCTCCTCGTTTGCTATATGGGTATTTGGTATGTTGGTAGGTATTGACTTGCCGGAGGTGTGGCCTTTAGCCGGGGCGGCTTTCGGTGCTGCCGGTGCCGGATCAGCTGCAGGTGCGGGTGCGGGTGTCGTTGTTACATCAGGATTCACATTGTTGTTCATCTGGTCTTCCATAGTTATCTCCTTCTATGCGGTTAACGTCTTCTCTGACGTATGTGCCTTGGTCTGGCAGTTTTAATCTCAACAGTACTTTGAGATTTACGACTTCTCTGTCGTAAAACCTTCACACGGTGGTACAGGTCAGGCAAAAGTAAGCCAGCACCTGCAGTTCACAGTGTTCTCCGGGCTAAAATGCTCCGTATCATGCGGGAAAAGCCCGTATTCCCCGCCAACATAAAAGTAGTCCCCGATGCCTACCGTCAGCCCCTGCGCCGCTTTGTGGTAGTCACGCACTTTCTTGTCCTGCATGGTGTTCCACGTCTTCGTGCGCTTGCCCTGACGTCTGGCGTCCTGAAACTCCTGATAGTCAAATATATCGTTAGCGTCGTTCTCCGCGATGAACTCCGCACGGTCAGCGGAAAAGAACCATTGGTTTCCTACCTTCTTGACCGTAGTATCGGCTATAAAACTGGCGGAGCGGCGCATGTGCTTTTCGAGATATGCGTCCACCTGCACATCGGTCTGGGACGCAAGAGCGGCTGCGTAGATCGTCATCAGCCGGTCAAAAATATCGTCCCTCGTCAGCGTGCCGTACTGGGCTTTGATCGCCGCCCAGGCAAGCAGTTCTGACAGGCTGTCACCCAGTGTCGTAGCGTATGCTATGCGCTGGTCTCTCTGATCCTGCGTGATCCCCATGGGCCGGAAGTACTCCGTATACTCGACCGACCGCAGGCGGTTGACCGAATCATAGCCCAGGATTGTGCCGGCCATAGTTATTCACCTGTCTTTTCGTCGGCAGAATCAGGCGTGTTGCTATGTGCTGGACCGTCAATCCGTGCGCTCTGCCCCTGCTGATCGGAATAGTCGGCCATTGTCCGGTCACCGTCCGGCTGTCTTTCGCCCTCACCGCCTTCGCCCGCGGGTGAAGCGGAAGGTGCGGCCGGCTTCGTGAACTGGCTGTCCTGATACTTCCTGATCAGCTCTTCACTGTCCGCCCAGACCTGATTCGGATCAGAGAACAGGTTGACCGTATCAATGGCATGCTTGCCATAGATGCCGTGGGACAGGAGAGTGGCAAAGGCGTTCGCCTTGACCGTAAGCTCATAGGCTTTCTGACGCTGGGGCTTAGGTACAACGTCCCCGGCCTTAAGTTTCCTAAGCGGACTGTCTGCGGGGCAGTGGTAGGAAATGCTGATAGCCTTAAGCACCAGCCTAAGCTCCTCGTGCTTGCAGGCGTCAATGATGCTCTGCTCGCGCTCAGCGTCCTGCTCAGCGGCCGTCCATCCGGTCGCGTCGCTCATGGCAACGCCGGTTGCGCCGCCTGAGCCGTTGCCGGCTCTGGGTATGCAGCACTTCTGCAGGATCAGGTTGCGGCGTGCCAGGATGTGGTCCAGCATGCCCTTATAGTCGTAGTCGACGGCCAGCGGTTTGGCGTCCGGCCTTGACCCTCTTTCCGTAGACTGTGCAAGCACCCATTCATTTGTTTTAGGCTTGACGTAGTTCCCCTGTTCGTCACGGGGGAAGTCTATATCAATTCCGAACCAGATTGCCTGCGTGTTCTGGTCGATGTCGTTCGTGACATCGGATACCATCACGTTCAGGTTGTCCAGCTCGGACAGCTGCCGTTCGAAGCATCCCATGCGGTCAAACGCCCGGATATACTCCACGATGGGGATCAGCCCCAGAGGATTGATCTCACCTGACCTCGGTCCGGGCTCCCATACGGATTCCTTCTTGCCGTTCGTGATCTCCACCATATTGGTGATCTCAAACCGCTGATAGCGGGAGAAGGCGGTAAAGTACCGGTTGCCGTTGTCGTCCGTGCGGTACGTCACGCCCAGCATCGGGCGGGCGTCCGGATAGTAGGACGACCTGACGATAAACACCTGCCGGGGATCGAGGACGTCATACGAGAAGTAGGCCAGCCCGTCTTCGTACTCAGACGTACGTACGTCTATGTAGATGTAACCGACGCCGCAGATTTCCACGAACCTGCCAAGCTTAAGCATCTCAGCGCGGATGCCCTCAAGCTCGTACTGGGAGTTGAGCATCGCGATGGCCAGCACTTCGTCCTCCTGGCCTTCGTCCTTCTCGCCCCTCTGTACCAGCGGCGCAGGCGGCCCCCAGATATACGACTGCTTGAATGCGGCGATTTCGTTCGCCACGTTATCCACGCACTCGATGTTGATATCTTCCCTGAACTTCTTTTTCCTGACCATCGGCTGTACGCCTGCTTCGTAGTCCAGCAGGTAGTTGATCGCCTCACGGTTGGCCAGGTGATATATCATTGCGTCGGAGAGGACTTTTATGACATTCTCTTTTGTAATCTCCGGCTCGTCCGTATATAGGACGTGCCGGCCTGCGTAGGTCTTATACTTGTCCTCCTGCATGGGCACACCTCCTGTCTCCGGACAAATGCAACATATTATAGTTCATATTAAATCAAATATATGATATATGATATTTGCGTCAACGAAATGTCACTTTTTTGGATTTTGAGAAAAATTGAAACTGATGAAGGCCGCTAGTAGTGCATCTGCGACAGATGGAAGAAAAACAGCCGCCTCTTATCCGAAAATGCCCGCTCGCTCATCGCCAGCCCCTTGCACATATGCAGGTAGACGTAAGAGCAGTTATAGCAGGCCGACAGTACGAGGTAGCCCTTAAGGTCTGCCTCCGTGTCCTGCGCCGCCTTCTCCACCATGGCTACTTTCTCTTTAAGACGTGCCAGCCTCGCGGCCTGATGCTCTGACAGAGATCCGGGCGGCAGGGCAGAGGCGGATGCGATCTCGGTCAGCCATTCCGGGTACTGCTCACAGAAGGCGCACAGCTCTTTATACCGTTTTCTGGAGATGCCGTAGTTAGCCAGTCTCTGCTGTCTCTTATTGAAACTCATGGCCGGACACCTCCTCTCAGATGGGCGACTGCATGATGGTGACAGTCTTGATCGCGCCGGGGCCTTCGATAAACCGCATCAGCTGGCTAAGGCTGTCCGCCGCATCGTCGTGGTCGTTTTTACCTAACTGCACAAAGAAGGTAAGCTCGTCCATCGCCGCCCGGTACATCTCCGGCTGGTGCTCGTGATCCAGGAAGACGAACCGCCTCTTGATATCCCCGGAGCAGGCGATGATCTTCGTCATCTTCTCCATGTTGGTCGGGGCGTAGGTATCAGTGCAGGAGCAGTGCCAGTTCTGCTTTTTAAGCTCCTCATCCACGTACTTCCGGTACATCCCGCCGCCGGTGTTGGCTTCGAAATTGACCTGCCTGATCTCGTTAGAGACGATCTGGCCTGTGACCAGCGGGAGAGTGACCTCTTTCATCCCTCTGGAGAAGACCCAGGCGAATATATACACGTCCCCGTTTGCGTACTCGCGCCCGATCGGCATCGACAGCGCGTCACCGCCGCCCCACGCGACGTCAACCGCGGCAATCACGCGGCTGTCGCCTTCCGGCAGTACACCGTTGTAGTAACGTAACTCGGATTCGGGAAACAGCAGGCCTTCACGGATGAACGGTCTCTGCTGGAATTTCGCCGCCCACTCATTTTGGTCGAGCCGCTGGCGCATATCCCTGTAGTACTCCGTAGAGAACCCGTTGACGCCGTAGGCGAAATTAGACTCGTCCGTCTCAGGGTCGAGCGCGGGGATTTCACGGAAGAAATACCGCGGATCAGCTGAGGCAAAGGCTTTGATCCGCCCCAGAGGATCCATCACATTCCATCTTGTGCCCACCATGAGCTCTTTCGAGCCGTCGTTCTTTCTGTCCACCATCTTGTTCAGGTACTCCTGATAGGTGGCGTCCAGTCTGGTGGGAGACAGGGAATGCTGCCTGTCCCGGATCAGGTCGTCTATGTACAGGTAGCCGTCCGGGGAGACGTCCACCGAGCCTGTCCATGTGCCGTCTATACCTCTGCAGGTCATCGTCGCGAAGCGGTCCGGCCGCCCCAGGTTGATCTCCAGATAGTCCGCGCTCTTGCGCTGAAGCCTGGAGTTGGGGAACACGTCATAGAAGCAGTACTCCGGCGATTCGATCAGGTTGAGAAGCTCCTGATGGAAGCCCTTGGCCAGAATGCCCGAATGTCCGCCCATGGCAGAGTGGGAGTTGGGACGTCTGCCCATCACCCAGCTCATGAAGAATATGCACAGCGTGGACTTGCCTACCCGCGGGGGCAGAGACAGGCCGTAGAACTCCAGGGAATGACTGTCGTCCAGCCGCTGAAGGTCAGCAGCGACCTGCCGGAGCGTCTTCCTGCGGGGGAGATAGAACTTCTTGCTGTATGGCCGCCTCTGCTCCATGTAGAGGCAGTACGAATCAAACCATACCGGGGCCTCTGTCCGCAGTACGGCCCAGTACAGGTCGTCATAGCGTGC